AGCAACAGCCTGCGCAAAGAGTCACCGATCTTACGGTTGATCACACTGTCCCGGCTCAAGAAGTCAGAGCTACAGACCGAGTACAATGCCAGTGATCTGGAATACACATGGCTTGAAGTGGACTACGCAGCACGGGCCTTGGCCCAATACAAGAAAGAGTTTGGGGTCTACGACTACACCGACATGCTGGAACTCTTCGCACGGTCTGCCCATGAGACGTGCCCGTCGTTCAAGCTATCCATGCTGGACGAAGCGCAGGATCTAAGCCCGCTGCAGTGGGACATTGCTCACGCCATCGATGCAAAGTCTGAGCGCATGTATTGCGCAGGCGACGACGACCAAGCGATCTACAAGTGGTCTGGGGCCGACGTGGAGCATTTCATCAACCTGCCCGGCGGCAGCGAGGTGCTAGAGCAAAGCTTTCGCATCCCACGTCTTGTACATGAAGTGGCTGACCGGATCTCACGGCGCATCCGTAACCGGTTTCCGAAGTCGTATCTGCCCAAGACAGAAGAGGGCCGCATACAAAACATTTCGACCTTTGCAGAACTGGACATGGATCACGGCTCTTGGCTCTTCTTGTCACAGGCGGCGTACTTTCTAAACCCTGTGCGCGATCATCTCAAAAGCCAAGGGTATTTTTTCGAGATACAGGGGCGACAAAGCTTACGGCTCAAAGTTCGCGAGGCCCTCGAGGCATGGCGGACATTGCAGCGCGGCCAGCCGATCACATACGATCTGGCCAAGGTGCTGTACAGTTACATGACAGGCAACGGCGTGCGTGTTGCACGCGGTTACAAAAAGATTCTTGGGGAAGAAGACGATACGTTCACGTTCGAGGAGTTGCGGGACACCAACGGTTTGTTGGCAACGCTCGATATGTCGTGGAACGAGGCTCTGGATAAAGTACCGGGTGTTGACGTCGCGTACGTTAACGCACTGGTGCGCCGAGGCGAAGACCTCACAGCGCCTCCCCGTATCAAACTATCAACAATCCACGGCGCAAAAGGCGGTGAAGCAGATAACGTGGTGCTGTTTACAGATTTGACGGTCGCTGCAGAGCGATCAATGGACGCAGATCCAGACAGTATGCATCGCGTGTTCTACGTTGCGGTTACTCGCACAAAGAAGAACCTGTTCACCGTCCTGCCAGAAAACTTTTATCGGAGTTACCAGCTTTGAGTGACGAATACTTTGAAGTGATGAATGGCAACCAAAAAGAGAAAGTCTTTTACAAAGACATTCCAAACGGTACAGCAGGCATGTTACCGGACATGGTCAACTCGCCGCCGCATTACGCCGACTCCGAGATCGAGTGCATTGACGCGATGGTGGCTGCCTTCGGGCGTGACGCCGTCAACACTTACTGTCGCCTTGCTGCGTTCAAATACAACTGGCGTGCAGGCAAGAAGTTCGATGCAGAAGAGGATCTGAACAAAGCTATCTGGTACTTGCGCTTCGCTAAGGGTGATGACCCAAGGAGCTAACATGGAAAAAGAAACGCGCTTGCAGTTTCCGCTGTTCACCCCGAACGCGGAGTGGACTGCACCGTTCGAACTCAAAGACCTGACGGGTGCCAAAGAGATCGCTATCGACCTCGAGACACGCGATCCACACCTCAAAGAATACGGCCCCGGCTGGCCTCGCAAAGACGGTGACGTCGTAGGCATTGCAGTCGCAACCGAAGGTTGGGAAGCCTACTATCCTATCGCGCACCTTGGCGGTGGCAACCTCGACAAGAACGTCGTGCTGCGCTGGCTGAAGAAGCAGTTATCCACAGACTGTCCGAAGATCATGCACAACGCCCCATACGACTTGGGCTGGCTCAAAGCTTTGGACATCCCGGTCAACGGCCCGATCATTGATACCATGATTATGGCGGCGCTGCTGGACGAGAATCGATACAGCTACAGTCTCAACGCTCTGTCCTACGATTATCTGGGCGAAGCCAAGTCAGAGAAGCTCCTGACCCAAGCGGCAGTCGACTTTGGTGTCGATCCAAAAGCCGAGCTCTGGAAGCTGCCAAGCCAGTTTGTCGGGCCCTATGCTGAGATGGACGCACGGTTAGCCTTTGATTTGTATAAGTTTTTTAAGCTAGAGATCGCCAAGCAAGATCTCAACACGGTCTGGGATCTCGAAACGCGGCTCACGCCTTGCCTGATCGACATGACCTTCCGGGGTATCCGGGTCGACATGGATCGCTGCGAGCGGACAAAGCAGGCGCTGATCAAGCGCGAGAAAGCGGTGCTGAAGAAGATCGAAGCACAGGCCGGGGGCGAGGTAGAGATCTGGGCCGCGTCGTCACTTGCGAAAGCGTTCGACAAGCTGAGTATCAAATACCCACGTACAGCGACCGGGCAGCCGTCGTTCACCAAGTCGTTTTTGAGTGACAACCCACACGAGTTTGCAAAGATGGTCGTAGAAGCCCGCAACCTCAACAAGGTGCAGGGCACGTTTGTGTCGTCGATCATGCGCTACGTGTCAAAAGAGGGCCGCATACACGGGCACATCAATCAGTTGCGAAGTGATGATGGGGGCACCGTCAGCGGTCGCCTGTCCATGTCCAACCCAAATTTGCAACAGATCCCGGCTCGCGATCCAGAACTGGGGCCAATGATTCGCAGTCTGTTCTTGCCAGAAGAAGGCGAGCAGTGGGCTGCAATCGACTTCTCGCAGCAAGAACCACGGATCTTGGTGCATTACGCACAGATCTTTGGCAAGTGGAAAAGCAGGCCGCTGGGCGGTGCTCAAGAGTTTGTAGACGCCTACAATGACGATCCGAACACAGACTTCCACACAATGGTCGCTGAAATGGCTCAAATACCTCGTAAGCAGGCCAAAGTCGTCAATCTGGGCATGATGTACGGGATGGGAGTCAACAAGCTGGCAGACCAGCTAGACGTCGATGTCGACACTGCCAAAGAACTGACGAAGCAGTACCACAACCGGGTGCCGTTCGTTAAAGAGTTGATGAATGGCGTATCACGGGCCGTGGATCAGAAAGACGATGGCTCGATCCGAAGTTTAAAAGGCCGCAAGTGCCGCTTCGATATGTTTGAGCCGCTGGGCTACGAACTGAAGAAAGCACTGCCAAAGAAAGAAGCACGCGCCCAGTATGGCGACACAACGCCCCTGCGGCGTGCGTTCACGTACAAAGCATTGAATCGTTTGATACAGGCGTCTGCGGCTGACATGACCAAGCAGGCGATGGTCGATCTGTACGAAGCCGGTGAGCGTCCGCTCCTACAGGTTCACGATGAACTGGGCTGCAGTGTGCGCGATCTAGAGCACGCTAAGAAGATCCGAGAGGTGATGGAAGCGGCGATCACGTTACAGGTGCCGAACAAGTGCGACATTGATCTTGGGCCTAGCTGGGGTGAAGCCGTCGAGGTTTAGCCCGCCTTCGGTCAAGCACGGACGGGAACGCACTACTGAGGCTGATCAAAGCCCTGACCTAAGTAAAACCCCACCTGATAGGCCGCACGGGTGGGGGACGTGTTGGAAGGCTGTGATGTTGCCTTGGCCTGATAAGGAGACGAGTTAGACCCGTCAGTCGAGTACACCAAGATCTCGCGCCTCTTGCAACCGATCTTCTTGCCACTCTTTAAAAATTTTCCGTAGTTGACCACTGATCGAGCGGTCTTCTTCAAAGGCTATCTTTTTGATGTCCCGATAGACCTCTACCGGCACCAAAACTGATTTCCACTTGCTTGTATCCATGCGTTTTTATCTTGTTATATAGGACTGTATGTCAAATTATGTCGGTCTTTTCGACCACATGCAACTGTTGAGGCCACCCGGCGCTCGGATCACGGATCTCGAACGAGTAAAAGTCTTCGCCCAAATGTTTTCGCGCCTCTGTCGTCGCGATGTTGATCGCTTCTTCTACTGTTTCTGCGTCGCACGCAAAAAACTTACGAGTCGTCACCAGTATTTCCAGATCGTGTCGTTTCATAAACCTTCGCCATTCAGATATTTGTTATGAGATTGCAGCGCAACAGCGTCCATCGGCATCGTGCGCATCGTCATACCAATGATGCGGTTCTGTTCAAACTTCGTTTCCATCGCATCGTTGATTTGTTCCAACGTCAAACCTTGGTAGACCTCAGTCTTGTACATGTTCGAAGGTTCTTGAAACGTCAAGATCATCTCCCAATTACGTTGTACGTTCATATCAATTCAACTCCAATCATCAAAAACAAAAAGATCGCCATGCAATCATAACCGCAGCGATCCCAAGCTTTAGTCACACGACTCACAATGTAATCTTTTGCCGTCTTCATCTTCGACCTCGCATAGTGGCTGGCCACAATCGTCACACAAAACCTCGTCGTCGTCATATGGGTTATCGAAGGCCCAATCCGGTCGTTCGATCATTTCTTTTTGGCTCGCTTTCTCATTAAGGGTGTCGTTTAGTTCTCATGGCTCGCTTGTTCCTCCCGGTTGTCTGGTCCGTGATGGCTCGCTCGAATCTTTTGGTTTTCTGAAAACCTGTGGCTCGCTAGGCTGATATGGGTTTCTTTGAGCGTCTGGCTCGCTAATTTTCCTTGAGTTCA